TACGAGAAGAAGGATACACAGTAGCAGTAGTAGAACATTGGAATAGTTTTGCAAGGATAAGACAGGACTTGTTTGGCTTTATAGACTTACTAGCTTTAAAGGGTAAAGAAGTATTAGCGGTTCAAACCACAACTGCAAGTAATATGGCGGCACGCTGCCGAAAAATAGGTGACCATGAAAACGTAGGACATGTTCGTGAAGCTGGTTGGATTATTCATGTACATGGTTGGCATCAAGACGATAAGAAAAAATGGCATTGTAAAATTAAGGATGTATCGTGAATACCAGGGATAAAATACTAGCTTACCTTACAGAACCTAAAGCTATAAAAGATATAGCAGCACATGTAGATGGTAATTACAATACTATTAAAAACTTGCTTGTCACCATGAAGATGGAAGGTCATATACACGCATTTAAAGATAAAGATAATAGACTTATGCACTATTACATTCCACAGCCACATCCATTACAAGGTATATTTGGACATACAGCAAACTTCACAGAAGACCAAATAAAAAGTGTTATTAGTCATAACGCAGATGATGCTAAACATAACCTTCAGCAAAGAACTACACAAGAAACATTTGGACAAAGTGTAGCTTATACGCTAACACAATATGATTAGTATGGAACGCTTATTGTCCATCCTAGAGGATTGGGCTTTATGGATGAAGTCGGATAATCACCGTTTGGGTTATCCATCTAAAAGCATAGGCATGTCATCCGGTGGTGAGTCAACTTCAGAAGCGTTTGAAGAGATGTGTTCTGCTCAGGATATGAGTAATGTTAGAACCATACACGCCATTGTGCATAGTTTAGAACAAGGACAACAAGAAGCTATTTATGCTAAATACTTAGGTGCTAAACCACCATTAGCTTTTTACTGGCAATTAGATATGGCATACGATAATTTACTGACAATAGCAGAAAGACGAATAAACGCATAATGTTGTTGAACAGATATAGCAAAGTATGCTATAATACTACTTGTTGGACAAATCCTGTCCGTTAATAACGTAATCCCACAAAAGCCTGACCATACTCTCTCCTTGGTTGGGCTTTTTCTTTTTATGAAACTATCTATTTGCGAACAATGTGGTGAGCCTTTTGACTTCACCGAGTATAGCCTGTGTAATGATTGCAGATATGACCACCGATTTATTAAGTTAAGGAAAGATAATGAAAGCAAAGACGAAAGCATCAAAAAAAATCAGCAAAGTGATGAAAGAGTTTAAAGCAGGTAAGTTGCATAGTGGTTCTAAAAAAGGTCCAGTAGTAAAATCTAAAGCTCAAGGATTGGCAATCGCACTTAGCGAAGCTGGTCTATCTAAAAAGAAAGGTAAATAATCATGCCAATGGTCGGAAAAATGAAATTTGCTTACACCGAAAAGGGTAAGAAAGAAGCTAAATCATACGCAAAGAAAACAGGTAAAGCTATGACAGCTAAGCCTATGAAAAAGGCAGCTAAACGTGGCAAATAAACCAGGTCTATACGCTAACATTGCAGCCAAAAAAGCTAGAATTAAAGCTGGCTCAGGTGAGAAGATGCGTAAAGTAGGAAGTAAAGGTGCACCTACTGCTATGGCATTTAAACAATCAGCAAAGACAGCTAAGAAAAAGAAATGAGTGCAGCTTGGCAAAAGAAAGCAGGTAAGAACCCTAAAGGCGGTTTAAACGCTAAGGGTCGTGCCTCTTACAATAAAGAAACAGGTGGCAATCTAAAAGCGCCAGTAAAGTCAGGTGACAATCCTAGACGTGCATCATTCTTAGCTCGTATGGGTAATATGCCAGGACCAGAACGTAAACCTAACGGTGAGCCAACAAGATTATTACTATCTCTAAAGGCTTGGGGTGCATCTAGTAAAGCAGATGCAAAAGCAAAGGCAAAGAATATTAGCTCACGTAACAAAAAGAAGTAATGGTAAAATCTTAAGGAATATATTATGGAATTTAATTATCAGCAACCAGGACAACCAGCAGGTCTATTAACATTACCTACTCCTACAACTCCTGGATTAACACCGACACAATACGGTAATCTTATGCTGCATCCTAGTGGATACTATATTGACAATGGTATGGCGTATCAGCCTATTACAACTAGAAAAGGCGCATTAAGACCATACTCAAAAAACATTAGCAATGCTATAAACTACGGTGGTTACGCATTTAAACCATTTACTAAGTCAGCAGATGGTATCTTTGAAGGTAAATTAAGTATGGCAGGTAACTTACCTGAAGCCACATACAGACCATATCCAAATGCTATGTTAGGTTTCTTAGCTAACCCTAGTGATGTATTAGCACAAGCACAACAAGCAGGCGTACCATCATACGGTGCAGGTCGTTTTGCTGGTATTTTAGGTGGCATGCCAACAACAAGTGCTTAACATTTGCAAAAACTAGATATATATGTAGGATATGATGGCAAGGTAGAACCAATTGCTTATCATAACTTTTGCCAGTCAGTTATAGAAAAGTCATCTATACCGGTAAGTTTTACACCATTAGCACTAAACACTTTAAAAGACTACAAAGAAACACATACAGACGGTAGTAACGCATTTATCTATTCACGCTTTCTAGTGCCATATCTAAATAACTTTAAAGGTATTGCACTATTTGTCGACGGCGATATGACATGCAGAACAGATATAGCAGAGATACTAGCTAACTTTGATACAGACGAAGCAATCAAGGTAGTTAAGCATCATTACCAAACAAAACATCCTGTCAAGTACTTGGGTGCAAAGAACGAAGACTATCCTAAAAAGAACTGGTCTTCAGTAATGCTTTGGAATTGCTCACATTGGCTCAACAAAAAACTAACGCCTAAGTTTGTGCAAGAACAAACAGGTAAATACCTACACAGGTTTGAATGGCTCAAGTATCCAGAAGAACAAGTAGGTAAGTTAGACGAAACATGGAATTGGCTAGAAACAGAATACGAATACAATCCAGATGCTAAACTAGTGCATCACACATTAGGAACACCATGCTTTAAAGACTATCAAAATACAGACTATAGTCAAGAATGGTGGGATACATACAAACGAATGATATATCCACTTAAGGGTAATAACAAAGAATCAGAACTGTAAAGAAATAAGGCGAAAAGGGTCGCTCCCTGTCATGCTAACTCATGACTAGCCTTTTTATTAACCTAGTTAGAGGTAAATATGAATAGATACTACACATACTTGCATTATGGTAAAGACAATAAACCAATATACGTAGGTAAGGGTACAAGTGACCGTGCTTACGCTAAAAGAGATTATGGTGAGCCATATACAGTTAAGATAGTTCATGATAATATATCAGAAGCACAGGCATTAGAGTTTGAAGAGTTCTTAATACAAGAAATAGGTATTGATAACTTATATAACAAACTTAAAAAAGGTGGTAAAAGCGGTAGGCAGTTAATAGTTAATTACTATAATCTACCAAGACAAATTATGATTATGTCTAAACGTTCACCTAAAGATATAAGAAAGTTCTTAGAGATAGTTATAGATGATGCTTGTAAAGGTAATGACATTGCTATGAGTTATATAATCAAAAAATTACCAAAGCATACTTTGAATAAAATCAAGGAGTTAATTGAAACGAACTCTGTTAAAAAATACGCAATTTAAGGAGTAATGACCCATTTATGGAGTTACTATATGGAAAAAGAAGAACAGTTAGCATTAGCTAGGGAAAAAGCTGCTGAAGCCAACAAAGGCAACAAGCACTCTAGTAAAGAAAATAGAATTTGGGGTAATATTATCCGCAAATTAGCAGTACAAGAAGACTATAGAAGACTTCATGCTATTGCAGAAAAGCTATACGAGAAAGCTGCTGAGGGAGATATGACAGCAGTTAAAGAGTTAGGCGACAGGTTAGATGGTAAGTCAGTAGCAACTACAGAGTTGACTGGCGTAGATGGTTCTAATTTACCTATAAGCATTGGAATTAACTTTGTCAAGCCAGACGATAGCTCAGTTTCCGAATAAACTAGACTTCTTATTTGAGCCACACCGTTACAAAGTAGCATACGGTGGTAGAGGTTCAGGTAAGTCATGGTCTATGGCAAGAGCATTGCTTATAAAAGCAGCCAATGAGCCAACACGTGTATTATGTGCCAGAGAGATACAAAAGTCTATCAAGCAATCAGTACATACATTACTTAATGACCAGATACAGTCTTTAGGTCTAGGAGCTTTCTATGAAGTTCTTGAAGCAGAGATTAGAGGTCTTAACGGTAGTACATTTAGCTTTACTGGTCTTGCTACAAATACTGTTGAGTCTATAAAGTCGTTTGAGGGATGTGATGTTGTATGGGTGGAGGAAGCCCAGACGGTTAGTAAGAAGTCATGGGATATATTGATTCCTACAATACGTAAACCTAATTCAGAGATATGGGTATCATTTAACCCTAACATAGATACAGACGACACATATACTAGGTTCGTGGTTAATCCACCAGAGAACGCTAAGGTTGTTAAAGTAAACTATACTGACAATCCTTGGTTTCCTGAAGTGCTAGAGATAGAACGTCAACATAGTGAAAAGACTAACCCTGACTATGCAAACATCTGGGAAGGTGATTGTAAAGCTGCTGTAGATGGTGCTATATACTCTAACGAGATACGTGAAGCACAAGAAGGTAACCGTATAACAACTGTACCTTATGACCCTATGATGAAGGTTCATGTAGTTATGGACTTAGGATGGAACGACAGTATGTCAGTTATCCTATGCCAAAAAGGTGTAGCAGACTTACGCATCATTGGTTACATAGAAGATGACCACAGAACACTAGATAGCTATTCTGCACAACTAAAGAACTTATCCTATAACTGGGGTACAATGTTCTTACCACATGACGGACAGTCTAAAGACTTTAAGCATGGTATATCAGCAGAAGATATTATGAAGAAGTTAGGATGGGATATTCGTATCGTACCTAAAGCAGACATAGAGTCTGGTATTAAGTTAGCACGTATGAACTTCCACCGTATATACTTTGATAAGTCAGCACAAAGACTTGTTGAATGTTTAAAGAATTATCGCAGAAGTATAAACTCTGCAACCAACGAACCTGGTGCGCCATTGCATGATGAGTTCTCTCATGGAGCAGACGCATTCAGATACTTATGTACCTCTATAGAAGCTATGAAGAACGAGTCATGGTCTAAAGAGAAGATACAATATACAAATAGAGGGATTGTTTAATGAAGATACAAGATATGGAAATCATTGCACAGATAGAGCAACAAGAATCTATTGCCTATGGTGTAAATGACTCATCACTATCTAACGATAGAGCAGAGGCTATTGACTATTACTTAGGTCAACCATTCGGTAACGAAGAAGAAGGTCGTTCACAAGTTGTATCTTATGACGTTCAAGACACGATTGAGTCAGCATTACCACAATTACTTAAAGTCTTTGTAGCTGGTGATAAGGTTGTTCAGTTTGACCCTAAAGGGCCTGAAGACCAAGAAGCAGCAGACCAAGAAACAGATTACATTAACCATATCGTTATGGAAAAGAACGAAGGGTTTAAAGTATTCTATGTATGGTTTAAAGACGCACTACTCTCTAAGAATGGTTATGTAAAAGTCTACTCTGAAGAAGAGGAAGAAACAGAAGAATATGAGTATAAAGGTCTAACTGATGCACAACTACAAATGTTGGCTTCAGATGAGAAGACAGAAGTATTAGAACACGAAGCATATCCTGACCCATCTATTAATATGGATGCGTTATATCAACAAGCCATGATGAATGGTGTTGACCCAGCAACTATTGTTCCACCTATGTTACATGACGTTAAGCTCAAGGTTACAGAAAGCAAGACTGAAATATACGTTGATAACGTAGCACCTGAAAACATTATGGTATCTGTAGAGGTATCTGGTCCTAACCTACAAGACGCTACTTTCGTTCAACATAGAGAAGTCATGCAATTAGCTAGTATTGCTGAAGCATTTGACAAGCCACTAGAATACATCAAGTCTATCATGTCAGATATTAGAGATACGTTTGAAGAAGAATCTAATGCACGTGATATCTATGATGAAGAATATGATAGAGCTATTGCTCCAGAAGAAGGTTTAGTTAAAGACACATACATTAAGTTAGATGGTGAAAGATATAGAGTTGTTGTATTAGGTAACACTATCCTATACAAAGAGCCATGCGAGTATGTACCTTTTGCATGTATTACACCTATGATAATGCCACATAGACATATTGGTCGTTCTTATGCTGACTTGACTATGGACATTCAGTTAATTAAGTCAACACTTATTCGTGGTCAGTTAGATAACATGTATCTAGCTAACAATGGTCGTTATGCTATCTCAGATAGAGTAAACCTAGACGATATGCTAACGTCACGTCCAGGCGGTATTGTTCGTGTAGAAGGTGACCCAGGTTCAGGCATTATGCCTTTATCACATCCACCACTACCAGCATCATCATTCGGTATGGTTGAATACATGGACTCTATGAAAGAGAAGAGAACAGGTATCACAGCTTACAATCAAGGCTTAGACGCTAACAGTCTTAACAAGACAGCTACTGGTGTAGCACAGATTATGAATGCGTCTCAACAACGTATTGAGTTAGTAGCTAGAACATTCGCAGAAACAGGTGTAAAAGAGTTATTTAAGTTAGTTCATCATTTAGTTAGAACAACACTTACTAAACCAGACATTATTCGTTTACGTAATAAATGGGTAGAAGTAGACCCTAGAGAATGGAAAGCTCGTAAAGACTTATCTATCTCTGTAGGCTTAGGTGCAGGTAATAAAGACCAACAATTAGCACATCTCATGTCTATCATTACTATGCAGAAAGAAGCTATTGGTGCTGGTCTAACATCACCAGAGAAGATTTACAATGCTTTAGCTAAACTTACACAGAATGCAGGCTTTAAAAATCCTGAAGAGTTCTGGGTTAATCCTGCTAATGCACCACAAGGTGAACAAGCACCACAACAACCTGACCCACAAGAAACACTCATTCAAGGTCAGTTAGCTATTGAGCAACAAAAAGCTCAGTCAGATATGCAATTGTCACAACAAAAAGCACAAGCACAATTAGCCCAAGAGCAAGAACGTTCAAAGAATGATATAATTATTGAACGTGAAAAGATAATGGCACAAGCAGAACTAGAAAGATTCAAAGCTCAACTTAAAGCAGAGACAGATTTAGCTATTGCTCAAATCAAAGCTCAGTCAGGAATGATGTATGGCGGATAAGTCATTAGAAGAAGTTAAACGTGGTGAACAAGCATCACAGATATTAGATAACCCTCTCTACCAAGAAGCATTAGATAAGGTTCGTGAAAGTCTTATTGCTAGTATGGCTAATAGTCCATTAGGTGATGAGAAGACACATAACAAATTAGTTATTGCATTACAACTACTAAACCAAATAAACAAGCAACTTACTGACGTGATGACCACAGGTAAGCTCGCAGCTATTCAAACGGATAAGCCAAGATTTAAAGTATTTGGTTAGTTTCATTCAGAAGTAGTTTTCCAGTATTTTGAATGAAAACCGTTTTGACAGGCAAAGAATTTAGGTAAGGACAAGCCTACTTAAGACTCTTATGGGTCTTTTTTATTGTCTAATTTCAAGGAAATAAAACTATGAGTGACCAAGTCCCAGAACAGTCACCACAAAGTCGGTTAGAGACTATGCTTGGTGATAGTATTGAATCAGATGTTATACCACCTGAACTTCAAGAAGAAGAAGAACAAACACCACTAGAGGCTGAAGCTGAAGAAACTGAAGAAGTAGAATCAGAAGAAGCAACAGATGAACCAGATGACGAAGCTGAGGAAGAAGAACAGTCGCAAGATGAAGTTCCTGCTATCCTTAAACTTAAAGTCAATGGTGAAGAAGTTGAAAAGCCACTAGACGAAATCGTAGCATTAGCTCAACAAGGCTTAGACTACACGCAAAAGACACAACAAGTAGCAGAACAACGTAAAGAGCTAGAAGCCTATGCCGAGCAGATAAAAATGCAAGAGCAAGCCTTTCAAGAGCAAATGCAACTTAACAATGTCTTAATTGAAGATGTAGCAAAAATCACATCACTAGACCAACAACTCAACCAATATGCTAACGTGAATTGGCAAGAGTTATCTGATAGTGACTTTGTGGAAGCGCAAAAACATTTCTTTACATACAACCAACTACAGCAACAACGTAGTCAACTCGTTTCACAGTTTGAAGCCAAAAAGCAACAAGTCGTTCATCAGCAAACGCAATTGATGTCAGAGAAGATAGCAAAAGGAAAAGAAGTCTTAGCTAAAGAGATACCAGGATGGAGTCAAGAGACTACCCAGCAACTTGTATCTGTTGGCAAAGAGTATGGCTTTTCTGATGCAGAACTCAATTCAATTGTTGACCCTCGTCACGTGAAGGTATTGCATGACGCTATGCAATGGCGCAAACTACAACAAAATTCTACTGTAAAGAAAAAGGTGTCAAGCGCAAAACCAGTTGTGAAACCTGGAGCTAAAGATACCAAAGCGGAAGCTAATTCTAACCACCGTAACCTACGTGAGCAATTACGTAAGACAGGTAAGTCAGATGCAGCTCAAAAACTTATAGAAAACATGCTTTAATTTACAAAGGAAACCATAATCATGGCAACATCAGCAACCAATAGTTATACCGGTAAAGGTATAGCAGAGTCATTTGAAGATATCATTTTTGATATTTCTCCAGAAGACACACCATTGTTATCAATGGCAAAAAGAATGTCAGCAGGTCAAACTTACCATCAATGGCAAACAGACGCATTACAAGCAGCAGCTACTAATGCAAACGTTGAAGGTGATGACGCTTCATTCGCAACATTAGCAGCAACAACAGTATTAGGCAACTATACTCAAATCTCACGCAAAACAGTTCAAATTTCAAACACATATGACGTAGTACGTAAGTATGGTCGTAAGTCTGAAGTTGCTTACCAACTTATGAAAGCTGGTAAAGAAATGAAACGTGACATGGAGTATGCTTTAGTACGTAACCAAGCATCATCAGCAGGTGGTCCAGCAACAGCTAGAACATCAGCAGGTATTGAGTCTTGGATTACTAACCGAGTATTAGCTACAGGTTCTACAGCAGGTACAACACCTGGATTCGTAAACGGTACAGTAGCAGCTCCTACAGACGGTACTTCAGTAACATTCATTGAAGCAGACTTAAAGTCAGCTTTACAATTAGCTTGGACAGACGGTGGCGAGCCATCAACAATTCTTATGTCAG